TATCGAGTCGAAACAAGGTGGAGAGATCAGAAAACAAGCAATTAGAATACGTCAGTTATTTGATGATTTTCAAGCTGATTATATTTGCTTGGACTTACGCAACGCTGGTAGCAATGCCGCTTAGTGTGGAAACACATTATGTTATTAGTATGGAAGAAATCTGGAATGCTGAAATGCAAATCAGAGTGGAAGGCTATGTTTAAAAGCATAGTCACACGCAACGCATAGAAAGTGAAACTGTTACGCAGAATATAATCTTTCCAAGAGTCCGTACTACCTAAAGTTAATAAGAGATTTGTCGGATAGACACCGACCACTCTTTAATTATGAAGCAGACATTGATCTGCTTCATTTTAATGTATTAAGGGGTGTATTTAATGTTAATCAATAAAACTGTAAAACTAAAATGGAACTCAAAGATTAAAAAGCATTACGAATCTTTGGGATATAATTATACCAAAATGGGAGATGAATTTGAGGTCAATATCGAACACTTAACACATGGAAGTGCGGTTTTGGTTGATCTTAAATGTGATTATTGTGGAAGAACATATAGTAAAAAATGGTATAATTATCTAATGGAAAATTCTCTATCTAATATACACAAAGACTGCTGTATAAAATGTAGAAAAGATAAGATAAAAGAATCCGTATTAAAGACATATGGAACAACAAATATTTTAAAACTTGATAATATCAAAGAACAAATAAAAAATACCAATATAAAAAAATATGGTGTAGAAAATCCATTTTCCTCAAAAGAAATCCAAAAGAGAATATATAATACAAATATTGAACGTTATGGGGTAAAAAATCCATTGAAAAACCAGGATATACTTAATAAAGTATCAAACACTTGTATGAAAAAATATGGTGTTAGATATTATGTTCAAACGCAAGTTTATCGTGGAAAAGATAGTCCACGATGGAAAGGCGGAGTTGCTCTTATGCGTGATGAACGCCTAACTTATAGTTATAGGAAATGGAGAAAAAATGTATTTGATAGAGACTCATACACTTGTCAATGTTGCAAAATAAAAAATGGAAATGGTAAAAGCGTTAAACTTAATGCGCACCATATACGAAATTGGAAGGATAATATTAATCTAAGATATGACATTGACAATGGTATTACAATGTGTGAAGGGTGTCACAATCTATTTCATAGTATATACGGAAAAAGGAATAATAATATTAAACAACTAATTGATTTCTTATTAAACTATGGTAAAAAGGTATGCTGAACTAATAGGAATAAAACTATTAGAACTTTTAGATAAAAAACTAAAAGGGTAACAATTTGATAGCTGTATATGATCTTCTTGCTAAAGTTCTTTATGATGATGAGCGTGGCATAGAATATCCAGCTTTAACCTGTATGAATGATGAAAGTGTTGCAAATAGAATAAAAGTTGAAGGCGCAGAACCGAGAATATTTGTTATCAATGCTTCTGCTAAACTCAATTCAGATATTGCAATAGATTTCAGACGAGTTTTGGCAGAACATAAGATAGATTTCCTTGTATCATTTGATACAGCGAGCGAAGAAATTCTGCCGAAAATCAAAGAGTATAATGAGGCAATAGAGGCTGATGATGCTATCTTTTATGAAAAGCCATTCCTTGAAACGCAAATGCTTATATCAGAAACAAGTGATCTTACTTATGAGAAGAAAGCCGATTCTGGTATAGTTGTTGTTCGTGAAGCTGGCAGCAATTTAAAGGATAGATATACTTCCTGCTCATATACCTCATACTTTGCAACTCTTCTTGAAAGAGATTTAGTTTCTCAGAATGAGGATTATGAGTTTGCAACATTTATAAATTAGCGATAAAACAATGGTTTCATTGATATTAAAATCTCGTTTGAGATTTTGCACGAACGTATGGTAGGAAATATCCTGCCATCGTTCTTAGTTTCGGGAATGCCCCACAGCTCTGCGGAGTGAGGGTAAAGAGGGTGGATGTGTCTACCCTCTTTTTTAGGTTATTAAAAGCAAATGCTTTGTAAGGGTGGCATTACGATGTCCCCCTTATTATACAATAATGGTGAACCCTACCTTATAAGTGGGAATTGAAAAAGCGGTGAATCCTACCGAAGATAATTAGTCTTAAAGTGGAGGTTGATTTATAGGAGATGTGTTAGTGAGGGATGTTCCCCGCTAATAAACGTCCGACACTAAATAGCAGAGTGAATGTGACCACTCTGCTACGCATACGAACAGAACCCGACACGCCTCTCAACGATGCGTACCACGTCGGGTCATTTAATACAGTAAAAAAAATGAAGGGAGGATTGGAATGCCAAGTAAATACAAGAATAATAAGTCAAACTCTCATCAGAATAGTTACCGTCCTCCCAATCAGGTGGAGAATAACAATGTAAGAAATGAATCTTATGAATTTAATTCATATAATTCGTATAGTGTCAATTCATGCGATATATTTGGAATAGACATATTCAAACTCTATTCAGCAGAACAAATACTTAACATTGTTAAAGATCCGATGAGTGATGGCAATAATGAACTTCTGAGAGACTTATCATTAATTCTTTATGGTTTAAATGGTGTTTACACTAATACTGTTGACTATATGACATCAATGCCAACGCTTGACAGGGTTATAATCGCCCATGGAAACAGTTCACAAAAGAAGCGTAGAAATAAATCATTAATGTCATCTACTTTAAAGAAAATAAAGGATAATGAGATTATTAGAGATGCCTTGTTCAAGGGTATGATCGAAGGTATTGCCTTTTATTATTTTGAAACCACTCAAAATAACAATTCTCAAAAAAAAACTATGACCGATTACGAAGTGCGCAGCATTACAGAGGTTAATAGTTCTGATGATATAAAAAACAATATTGAACTGAATGATTTAGGCATCAATGCAAGTATTATTTCATTGCCAGCAAAATATACTCAAATTGTTGGTATTAAAAATTCATCTTATGTAATTGCCTTTAATCTTGACTACTTTAGAAATGGAGCAGAGGATTGGGAAACAAAACTTAAAAAATATCCTAAAGAGATCAGAGATGCTTATATAAGAAAGCAGAAGAATGATTCCTTTAAAGATAGCGGAAATTGGGTAATATTAGACAATAATAAAACCATAGTACATAAAATAAGATCTAAACGTGAGGAGAAATATGGCAGACCATTGGTTTTAGCTGCGATCAATGATATTTTATATGGTGATGATTTTAAGAACACCAAAAGAAATATTCTTGGCGAAATAAACAATCAAATAATTTATCAAACATTCCCAGAGGGAAAAGATAAAGGCTCTTCAGCATTAACTAAACAGCAACAGCAAAAACAACACGAGGCTGTTAAAGGTGCTGTGCTTCATAAAAACAATAGAGGTGGAACATCGTTTTTCTCTGTTGCAGCAGGAACTAAGATTAATAAGGTTGAAACATTTAATACGGATATTTTTGATAGCAAGTATGAAGCTAATTTGAATGATGATATTGCATTAGATATGGGTATTGCCTCATCTTTATTAAATGGTTCATCATCTGGAAGTTATTCTTCTCAGGAGAATAATCTTGAACTGATAGCAAGTTTGATTTTTGAGTGGGTGGCTCAGATTTCTGCCGAACTCAATAAATGTATTTCAAACTGTATCATTAAAGATCAAAAGAATTGGGTGGAGGTTTATTATCTACCAATCACCAATGTTAATAAAAAGGCAATGGTAGAAAATGCGAAAGCCCTTTATTTACAAGGCAAAGGTAGCTTATCATTTTGGATCAGTGCTTGTGGTATTTCACCAGAAGCATATATTGCTATGTTGGATCAAGAAAAAGAAGAAGATTGGGAAAACAAATATCCTGTTCACCAAATTTCTTATACTCAGTCTGCCAAAAGTACAGGCAGACCAACAACGGATGATCCAAAGGATAGTACAATAGCCTCTCGTTCAAGCGGTGGTAATAATACTCCCTCTCCGAGCGACAAATAAAATATCACTAATAATATGTGACTGTTCTTTATGAGCAGTCACTTTTATTATAATCAACTCCACATGAAAGGCGGTGACTTATGATGAAGCAATTTGAACTTTCGAGTAAAAAGAATAAAAACGGCAGGCGAAAATTCAAAACTGTTTTATGTCAAATCCATCCTGATACTTGTGTGGATGAGGAAAAACAAGTTGGCACAGAATATAACAAAAACGGCATAACGTGGATTAAAGAGTATTGCGAAAAAGCACTTCCGAGTATTGTAGGTATGCCATTAAGATGTGAATTTATCAATGAGGAAAGAACCGAAATATACGGACATGGAAATACCGATATTATCGACGGTGTTCCAATTTACGAGGATGCCGTTGCATTAGGAACATTTAATCAAGGGTATATTACCACCGTTGAGTCGGATAAGGGCGAGATAGTCGCCGTTGTTGGTGAAGGTGAAATTGATGGTCAGTGTTATCATAATTTTGTAACCAAGTTAGATGAGGACATTAAAAATGGTATTTATCCTAATGGTAGTGTTGAAATAATGCACACAGCAGACAATGAGTCTATTGTATATAAGTATGGTTACAAAGATTATGGAAGAATCCCAACGGAATTTGATTTTTCGGGGTATGCTTTACTCGGTGTTGAACCAGCCGATGATAGTGCCAAACTAATTGAACTTAATCAAAATAAGGAGGATGTGAACACGATGACTGATTTAGAGATCAAGGCACTCGTTACTCAGACGGTAACAGAGTTATCTAACCAAGAAGTTGAAATCAATAAATGCAAAGAAGAGTGCGAAGCTAAGATTGCTGAAGCTAATGCAAAGGTTGAACAAGTAGTTGCAGAGAAGAATGAAATTGAAGCTACTTCTGCTCAGATACAAGCTGCTCTTGATGCTGTTAAGGCTGAAAAGGATGCTCTTGACAAGAAGTGGGAAGAGCTTTGGGCAGAGAAGGAAGCACTTCAGAAGGCTCTTGCAGAGGCAAAGGCTAAGGAAAGAATTGCAGATCTCAACAACGCTCTTGCTGAGTTCACTGAGGCAGAGCAAAACTATGCAAAAGAAGATATTGAAGCTTTCAATGCAGATCCTAATTCCTGCGAAATCAACTCGATTGTAGACAAGATTTGGCAAGGTATTGGCAAGGCAGCAAAGACTGATGAAACTAAAAAGGCAGCAGAACAAAATTCTAATCAAAAAACAGCAGAGGATATTTTTGGTGAGATAAATTCTGCCGCTGACAATGATGATACAAATATTTTCTAATAAAAAGGAGGAAACAAAAATGGTA